GGGATACATAGCTTTATGGGGCTAAATAGTTTTTATGAATCTTTTACTAGCTTAAAAGGTTCTACTCTTATCACGGATGGCCCTGCAAAACGTGATTATAAAGAACTCGTCTATTTGGGACAACTAAATCCTGTTTTTAGAAGAGACAGACCTATGCCTCCTCCTAAACCACATTGTAAAACATCAATTCTTAAACAAATTGACCCGCCAATATGGGACTCTTTGAATAAGTATTCTGGCCGTTATTTTTATAACCGTCCTTCTGATGCTTCTGTGGAAAAAGCAGAAATGAAAATAGACGAGGTAAGACCCTGGCCAAAATTAGACACTTTTCGAATTCAAGCACAAAGAGTCGCAGACCGTATGTTGGAAATTCCGTTAACTGCAAAAAGTTATACGGATCAAGAAACATTAGACCATTTAGATTTAACTAAAGGTTGTTCTCTTCCCTGGAAATATATGGGTTTCAAAACACGTCGCGAACTCTATGAATCGGAAATCTGGCATAAAATACGAGATGATCCTCAAGCACTTGAAGAATTGTTACCTTTCTATCAATCGTGTGGAAAAGAGGAACTCGCTGAATGGCAAGATTTCATTGATGAGAAAGTTAGAACCTATCAAACTACCTCAGCCCACCTTTTATACTGGCAAATTCGGTTATTCGGTCGGGGCAATGAAAATCTTAAGAACTATGGATGGTCCAAATATGGCTTCAATCCTTTTTATGGCGGTACTGATAAATGGTACCGAGAAGTCACTATTAGAGACAAAAATGGAAACTTTCTCTACAAGATCCGAATCTGCTGGGATATTAGCGGATACGATCGAAAGATCTTCCTTAAATTTGTAGCGATCCGAAGACTACAATGCTGGATTAAAGCGAATCCAAATTCACCTCATCTGAAAATAGCTGAGTGGGTTTGTAGAGCGTGGATCCAGAGCATTCTAGTATTTATTAACGGAGATGTAGTTATTCGTATGCGTGGAAATAACTCCGGATCCGGTACGACTACCACGAACAATATCGAAGCTGGCTTTGAGGTTTGTTCAGACCTCCTATCATACGTTTATTTCATGAAATATGGAGCTCTTCCTCCTGATGATCTCATAGTAGAACAATTAATCGCTCTCTTTGGAGACGATAATGCTATGTATTTAATGGAAGAGTTCAGTTTCATGACCGATGAGAAACTAGTGAAGGATCGTTTGTTTAATCAACATGGCCTTGTTTGTAAGTGGCTCGTTGGTGGCGTGGAACACCCATTTAATGAACTTCCGTTCTTGGGTTTTACATTTAGTTCTTATAAATCTTTTTTTATCCCAAAATGGAATCTCAGGCGTTTAGTACACCCCATCCTCTACACTCCGAATAAGAAGAGTATTGGACAATATCTCCAACAGGTTTATGCCCTCTTAGTAATGTCCTTCGCACATGAAGAAGCATTTTCTGAAATAAGAGTTTGCTACACACGCTTGTTGCAGTATTTTTCAGACTCAGGCGCACCCGACATAAAATCTATGTTGCGATTGGGAGTGCCCACTAGTGATGAAGTAGAACAATTTTACCTAGGTTTTGAAGGTTGTTCGAATATTCCACTTCAGTGGGTATCTGGTGGCGGAGGCCCAAAATTTATAGAAATGAATAACGTTTCTAATGAATGCGCCGACAAGGCTTATGCCCTTGAATTTCCCCCCTCATTTTATGCAAATTCTCAAAATTTGGTTAATGCTGTTGCGACAATGCAACGCCCTAATCCTTTTGCGAATGCGCTTATGAATGAAATGGACGTAGACGATTTCCCAATTTATCGAAATCCCTACCCTAGTTATGACCCCCGTATTAAACCAGCAACTTTTCACAAGATTAGTCCTGATACTCCTTTTTTTAAAGGGGACTACTCGTATCTTAAAGGTTTCCGTAAAGTAGAACCTTTTCCACTCCCATCTGCTCCCAAAATTGAATCCGATTATAGTTTCAATTTTGATGATGTGGAGAAAGAGATCGCTAAATTCACAAATGATGTGGATTTCCCCCTTATGCCCGAAGCTCAGTGGTTTAAGTGGACAGAAATCCAGCTTGATGATAAGTTAAGATCTCTTCCGGTTGATGATGAGGGAAAGTCACCTCTAGACTCTCTTTCTGAAAAGAAGCCCATGATTACTCGTCACCTAGTCGATAGACACCCTCATATATTTAAAGAGGAAGACTATGAATATATCGATATTGATGATATATACCCTCCAACACATCCTGAATGGAGGCGTGACGATAAACACCATCTCACAAAAGAGGATTGTGAGTATAATTATTGTACAACTGTTGCTACTTGTGCTCTAAAACGTATTCAGAAGAAATTTCTTCGATACCATGGACTCGAAAAAGAGGATATACACTCTTTAAGATCCTTGTGTGAATTGAATGAATGCACCCACCCAATTTTATGTGGGATGTATAAAGATCTTTCTAATGTAGACTCTAAAACTGGTGATTATCAGTTTTCGCCCATGTCTATTTATAGTAAACAGGAAAAGACTCCTGAATTTCGTCCTCCTCCTTCTGTGATCCACGGAACATTTAATTCGTATGGAAACGGTCAAACGGCAGATTCTGCGTACATTAATGTTTTTCGTGTAAATTATTACACAACGTCCTCTGGATCTGTGATGTGTTACTCTACTGTTCAGTTCGATAACACCCACCCACAGACTGTATCTGGTGAAGGAAATGATATCATCTCGGCTTTTGGAGAATGGTATCTTCAGATACAAGCAAAACTAGAAATTTGGGCTCCTGAATCTTCGAGCTCAAATTTTATTAAAGCCTTACAAACTCTGCCTAAACCTGACAATCCAAAACTTCTTTTCCTTTGGGAAAAGAATGCTCTACATCTTTTTGAAAGAATTAGGGCGGGATCTTTTAATCCCTATGGAAATGAGC